ATCTATTAATACAGTACCTGAACCTTATTTTTCATCTGATTTTAATAGAGCTTTAGATTGCCAACCAACATTAAATAACGCTGTAGATGCTAGGTTAAGTAATATCTATCAAGATGTTGATTATAATAGTGGGATAATAACTCCAATAAATTTTGAACTTCTTATTAGTGGTAGTGCATTAAAAGCAACTGTTCAAGATTCAAACTATACATTACTAAGACATACTAACCCAAGATATAATGGATCAAGATCAACCTCACAAAAATTAAATGTATGGACTGAGGGTGATATTGGAACCTATGGAAAAACTCCAACAGCCGAATCTCTTAAAACTTATGTAGCTTATTGTGACTGGATAGGAGGATATCCCCCAGAAAAAATGAATGCTTCAGCTGGTCATATCCAATATATGATTAAAGATGATGGTACTATATTAGATCCTAATACTAATAAAGCATCTTTATCAACAGCACAAGGTACTTTTATCCCAAATGAAACTGTTAGAATAAAATGGGACTTACCGGGTACTGATGAAAATAGAGGAATTATTAGAGGTGGGGCTAATATTAACATGGTTCTTTACAATCAAGTTAAACATCCTTTAGATCCCCCAATGACCTTCTCAGAGTCTATAACTTTAACTGATAAAGGAGATAATGGAGCTCTAGTTGGAGATTATCAAGCTGTTTTAAATAAAAGTGCTATCCAAACTTTAACAGCTAATACTTGGACCACTATAACCTTCCCTGAACTATTCTCTTCAGGATCAGGACTTTCTTCAGGAGATGTAGTTGATGGAACTAGTACTTATAGAATCAACTCAGGAATAATCTCAGAAAATATTTCAGTAACTTTTAAAGTTCCTGTAACTTATTATAACCCACAATCCTCTCCAATAGGAGGAAATGCTGCAAGGTTATATAATACTAGTACTAGTGAACAAGTAGGAACAGAAGTATATCTAAATGAAGATGGATTTATTGATGGTAATAGTTTTGGAGATGCTGAATTGAATATTACTATTCCTTCCACACAATTAACAGCAGGTCATATATATAGTGTTCAAGCTATTACTACTTTGAATAATATGATAATAAGACCAAACAACCCCTCTATAGGTACAGGAAATACTCAATTTATTATTCAACAAAATCCATCACCAACAGGAACATTTTCTACAACTGGATTATTTAATAGAATACCATCAACATATACTTCATCTTATAGAGGTGTATATGTTACTTCCTCTCTATTTATTTCTAGTTATAGGGCTCCTAATACAAAACAAGAAGACATATCAGGTTCTGGGTTTAATCCTATACAAGAAACTTTAGAGTTTAAACCTGGAGATGAATTTAGATTTGAAGGAGATGAAAATAAGGTGTTCATGGTTGAAAAAGTTGAACAAGGAATTTTCCCATTTACTTCAACAACAGGTTCACTTATGATTTATTTTAATAAAGCTGTTCCTTCAAGTTCTGCTGCTTTAAATTTAGATGAATTTGCTGTTAGAAGATATGTTGAGGATCCTAGTTTTGTGATTTTTGAAGGATATAAACCTACTAATTCAAATGGTCCTTATCTTTTCACACCTGAATTTATAAGCCAAGACTTAGACACAGACTTAAACCAATATATAACTGATCTTACTGAAAAAGGTTTGATTTAATAATATTTATTAGTATAATATATTTATAATAAAGATAAAACATGGGATACTTAAATAATCAAGTAGTAACAGTTGATGCTATTCTAACTAAAAAAGGTAGAGAGTTATTAGCAAAAAATGATGGTTCTTTTAGAATTACTCAATTTTCATTAGCAGATGATGAAATTGATTATACTCTATACAACCCAACACATCCCTCAGGATCAGCTTTTTATGGAGAGGCTATAGATAATATGCCACTTTTAGAAGCCTTCCCTGATGAATCTCAAATCATGAAGTATAAATTAGCTACTCTACCTAGAGGAACTGCTAAACTCCCTGTTCTTGATTTAGGATACTCAGCTATTACATTAAAACAAGGAGCTTCTCTAGCAATCACTCCACAAACATTAAATTATTTAGGTAATGCTCAAACTTTTGAAACTAGTGGTTATTCAGCTACAGTTTCAGATGTTAGATTATTTAATACATTTACAGGAGTTGGAATTAACACAGATGCTGCTAATGCTGCTAATGTAAGTGCAACAACAACTATAGGAACTAATGTATCTAAAACAGTTATTGGAACTCAAATCAACTTGAGAGCAACTACTGTTAATACATTATTTGGTTCAAACTCCCAAATCTCAACTACAATTACAGTAGTAGGTTTGGATAGTGGGGCTAGATTAACTATTCCTGTTACAATAACACAAACAACATAAAAATCTTAATAAATGAGCTTTAAAAGATTAGATGCTGAAGATTTTGTGGTAAGTAGTGATGCTATTACATCCACTCTATGGTCTACAGATTCTCCAACCCTAACTGAATTCTATACCTCTTCAGTTCAACAAGCAGGTACATCAGGTGATTTTTATTTATCTGTTTATCAAACTGCTTCAACAGAAACAAATGCTCTAGTTCAATTTGATATAGCATATGCTGATGCTGGAGGTAGTGGTAGTACAGCATATAACTCAGCTGTTCCTGCGAACACACCTTCTAAATCAATATATGGACAATATAGAGCTTTGATATTAGAAGATGAAAACGCTAACTTCTATTTTGGGACAGGTACTAATGTTATAACAGGATCTAATTTTTGGGTATTGTCTGTTGAAAGAGCTAGATATAAAGAATTACTTTTCCCTGGTTCACTAAACCTAACCCTCTCAGGATCAGCAGGTACTATCCAACTTACAGATAATTCAAATGATGTTTCTGTAAATACTTTCCTAGGTTCCTCAAGAGTCTATCAACTAGTCTCAGGATCAAATGGTTCAGCAGTTACAGGTGGAGGATATGTTGCAAACTTTGGTTCATATGGATTAGTATTCCCTGAATTAGGAACTATCTTATTAAACCCATACGCTATTAGTCAATCTATCGAAGTTACAGCGGATAGAACAGTTGGATTAGCAAATGGAACTAACAATACTACTTTATTTACAGCTATTAATAAGGGAGCAAGTTTCAAATTAAATTCCCAAGAAACAATCACCTCAGATTACGTATTTGTTAGAGCTCGAAACTCTGAATTTAACTATACAGAAAATCCAACATTCATCTCTGGATCTACAGGGGAGATTATTTATACTCAATTTATAAACAATCCTCAAACATATATTACAACTGTAGGAATGTATAATGATTCAAACGAATTATTAGCTGTAGCTAAATTATCTAGACCTTTAGTTAAAGACTTTACTAAAGAAGCTTTAGTTAGAGTTAAATTAGATTTCTAAAATGAATGAGTGCTTACAAACCATTTACAACTGCTGATGTCATAATGACACCCTTTAAGGTAAACAAAACGTTTACTTTTGAGGGCACAGCAGCATTAACTGGTTCTGGAATTGATGTATTTGAAGGAGAAAATACTTCCCCTACATTATGGGCTTCAGGATCAACCTCAACAGGATATATCTCTTCCCAAGATAAATTTTTAGTTTATAGATCAATTAGAGAACTATATTACTATAACTACCTCATCTCAGATGATGGATCTCCAGCAAACACTGCTTCATTTAATGAAGATGGTACTATAACTGGTCCACTTTATACCCCAAATGCTTATAATTATCTATCTAATACATTATTAGCTAACCGTTATTTCCCTACAGGATCAGGTGATGTAATTGGTGTTATTTCAATCCCTTCAAACAAATTTGGAGAATATGTTAAACCTGGAACTGTAACTTTATCTAATGGATCTAATACTTTATTAGATGATGGGGAAGGGAATTTACTCTCAGGAAGTTTAAAAGTGGGTGATATTATATATTCACACGGTATATTGGTACTTACTAATGATGGGTTACCACAACAAGATGGGTATGGGTATATTACTTATGGAACAGGACTCTATGATACAGATGACACTTCATTTATTCAATCTTTTACAAATAGTTCTAATTTGACTTGTTCTTTTGAAAGTACTATAACTTTATATGAAACCCAATATAAATGTACCCTAAGAGAAAACGAATTTAACTTTAGTCAAAACCCAACCCAAATCTCAGGTAGTTCCAATTCAGGTACCCTATATGATTTTGCTACTGGATCTTATTTCACTCCTTATATTACAACTGTTGGGTTATATAACAATGATAAAGAGTTATTAGCTGTAGCTAAACTAGCTCAACCTTTAAGAGTATCTGATACTACAGATACCTCTATTATGATCAACTTAGATCTCTAATTATGGAATGGACTTACAAGAATCAACCCATGATGAAACTCTCAGATTTTCCAGAAAATACTTATGGGTTCATATATAAAATAACACATCTTCCTTCAAATAAATCTTATATTGGAAAGAAAGTACTTTATCATAACCGTAAAGTAAAATTAACTAAAAAAGAGTTAAAAGAATATGAAGGTGTAGTTGGGAGAAGACCCTCATATAAAATAGCAATCAAAGAATCAGATTGGAAAAAATATTGGGGTTCTAATAAACCTCTTTTAGAATTAGTTAAATCTGAACCTGAAGAGAATTTTACTAAAGAAATTTTAATTCTTTGTTCTACTAAAAAATTATTAACATATTACGAAACACAAACTCTATTTGTTTATAGAGTATTAGAAGAACCTGAGATGTATTTTAATGATAACATTCTAGGAAAGTTTTTTACAAAAGATTTTGATCTACAATAAAGGTTTTTTATATTATAATTATGGTAAATGAACTTCTAGTAGATTTAGCAGATAGAGTTCTAGGTAAAGGAAAACGAACGTCAAAAGGGAATCAATCTTATCATTGTCCTTTTTGTCATCATCGTAAACCCAAATTAGAAATCAACTTTACAGAAAACAAAAAAGGAGACAATCCTTGGCATTGTTGGGTATGTGATAAAAGAGGTAGAAAACTTAGAACTTTATTTAAACAAATAGATGCTTCTCCTGAACATATGGGAGAACTTAAAAAGCTAGTTAAATCAGGTAGTTTGGTAAAAGAAGAAACTTACCATATATCTCAAGTTGAACTACCAAAAGAATATCTTCCTATTTTAAACAATGATAACTTACTCGCTAGACATGCTCTATCATACTTAAAAAGAAGAAACTTAACAGAAGAAGATATACTAAAATATAATATAGGATACTGTGAATATGGCCCCTATGAAAATATGCTTATTATCCCATCCTATGATTCCTCAGGCAAATTAAACTATTTTACATCTCGTTCCTTTAAGAAAGATGCTTTCATCAAATATAAAAACCCAGATGTATCTAGAGATATAGTTCCTTTTGAAAATATGATAAATTGGGAACTCCCGGTTATTTTATGTGAAGGGCCATTTGATGCTATGGCTATTAAAAGAAATGTAATCCCTTTATTAGGAAAAAATATTCAACCAAGTTTAATGAAAAAATTAGTATTATCTAAAGTAAATAAAATATACATAGCTTTAGATCAAGATGCTATTAAACAAGCATTAAACTTTTGTGAAAAATTATTAAATCAAGGTAAAGAAGTTTATTTAGTTGAACTTCAAGGGAAAGACCCAAGTGAAATGGGATTTGAAAGTTTCACTAAATTAATCCAAAAGGTAACTCCATTAAACCAATTTAAATTAATGGAGAAAAAAATCTCACTAATATGAGTAAAAGAAATATTAAACACGTACAAAATCGTATCCTTGAAATCTCTGCTGATTCAAAACAAATAACTCTCCCAGATTCAAGATATTATAGAAGAAATGGAGAATACTATCCTTCAATTACATATGTTTTAGGATATTATCCTAAAGGTAAACATTTTGAGGAATGGCTAAAAAATATGGGCCGATCAGCAGATTATATTGTTCGTAAAGCAGCTGAAGAGGGTACTAAAGTTCATGAGATGATTGAGGATTATTTAGATGGGAAAGAAATGAATTTTCTAAACCAATTTGGAGATCCCCAATACCATCCAGATGTATGGCAAATGTTTTTAAGATTTGTAGACTTTTGGGAAGAATATCAACCTGAATTAATTGATCAAGAAA